ACGGAAGAGTACATCGCTCATGCCCCGCTGCAAGTCAGCGTTGACGCGGTGAACGGTGTTCGAGCCGATGGCGTGCCACTCGGTTCGGCCGCCCATCCGACGGTAACAGGCAACCAGTCCAATTTGCTGATTGCTGCGAACGTGTCCGAACTGGCCTTTGAAAACGCTGTGATCCAGGTGTCGTATACACGCAACGGTCGCGGTTTTGTCATCAACGTGCTTCCCAAGCGCGTCATTTTGTCGCCGGAAAGCGGTCCGGAAACCCGGCGCATTCTCGGATCGCCGTTGCAGTGGAACGCGCAGACCAACAATATCAACGTGTTGCGCGCCACCGGTGCCTTGCCGGAAGTTGTCGAAACGCCATATCTGATCGACAAGGACAACTACTTTTTGCAGACGTCGGAACAGGACAAGGACAACGGCCAGGGTTTCACGTTTTGGGAACGCTCCCAGATCGAGACCCGTGAGGATTCGAACTGGTCGAATCAGGCGTCACTCATTGCGATCTGGTTCCGATGCGCGGCTTCCGTGATCGACTGGCGATGTGTGTACGTTTCCCCAGGCGCAGACAACTTGTAGTTGTATTTTACAACCTCTGCAACCTATTCAACCCTCTGATGGCCGCCCGATTTACTTTGGGCGGTCATTCGTTTAAGATCGTGATGTATCGTGGAAATCCTCTTCATGATGCGTTTCCTCCAGACTAGGCCCTCGGTGCGTCGCGTGCCGGGGGCTCTTTTCAGAAGGTGTCGCATGCCATCGCCGACACGCAGTCCCAAGCCGAAGTTTCGCAGCGCGGAACTGTGGGGCGCGTGTTCGCGCTGTAATGCGCGTGTGCGGTATTCGACACTTGCCAGGGAAAGACTTACGGGTTTGCTCGTATGCACTAAATCGTCGGGGCGTGCGGTGCGGCCGTGTTGGGACCCTTGGCCGGAGGTATTCGATTTTCAGGTTTCGCCGGATCGTTCGATTGAGCCACCGCCGGAACCACTGCCGGTACGCTGGAACCTTGACGATATCTGGGGCAATGGCCCATCGAGTGCAGGCGGTTATTCCAGTACCGACACGAATACATGCGCTAACGGTCTGGCAGCGGCCCCGGACGATGCCACGCGGCGCGCTGCACTGAATCGTGCGCCGCCATACTATGCACAGCTCGGCAAGACAGCTTCGTTTGCCGGCGTGCAGGCATTGGCGCAACCTGTGTCGACGGTGGTGGCGAATCTCAATACTTTCATTCCGGCCGACTATGATGGCATGTTCATTCCAAGTTCGTCCGTGCGCACTGTGGCACCGCCAAATGCCAATGCAGAACTCGGTAACGTTCAACTGTACGATCCTGACCGGCCGGCGCCGTTCATTCCAGGTCAGAGCACTTTGGGAGGTGGCGATGTTCTTGGCTAAATGGATCGGTGCGGTAGCGCTATCGCTGTTTGCGGCTTCTGCGTTGGCGCAAACCAATCCGGGATTTTCGGACGGTGCGCCGTTATGTGCGAACGTGCCGAATCCAAAATGCCCAGGACAGACGACAAGCCTTAATTCGGCGCTGACGGGAAAAGCTGACTATCCAGCAACAACAGGCGGTGTCGCAGTTTCAGGTCCCGCAGTATCCGGTAATGTACCAATCGCAACAGGATCATCATCGGCATCTTGGGGCTCGTTACCGGGTGCAGGTTCGAGCACTGCATCACAAACTGCCAGCGGTCAGTTCAATGTCAATGCGACAAGTTTGCTTCATTGGCGCGCAGCTATTGCCAGAGTTCGGGCGGGGCTTGGTCGTGGCACGGTCGTTATTTTTGGCGCCAGCGAAAGCATGGGCGGCGGGGCAGGTTCGGGCGGTACTGCGGAACTCAACGGCGCACAATCATTTTCCTGGCCGGCCGATCTAGCGGCGATCCTTGGGACATCTGTTCCGACTTCATATAACAGTTTGTTTTGTGATAATGGCGCAACATCAAATGCTGGCGTGGCATATGGCACTTATGACACACGCGTTACGCCAGGGGCGAATTGGAGCGTCAACGGTGCGAGCTGCATGGGCGGTTCGATGTTTAAATATACAGTTGGCGCGGCTAATAATTTTTCTTTCGCGCCGCCGAAAAGTTTCGACACTATCAAATATTGGTTCTTCACGGCGACTGGAAACGGAACATCTACAATCAACGTGGATGGCGGCGCGTCGCTGGGCACAATCAACTATGGCGCCACGAATTTTGTGGTGACGACTAATACCTATTCGGTAACGGCTGGCACGCACACGATTAATATTGTTCCAAATAATGATGCTTCATTTCAATTTCTTGGGCTCGTCACTTATCTTTCAACGACACCCGCCATTGATATCATTGATGCAGCAAATTACGGCTCACAATCTGGGTTTTACATCGCGAATGGACCGCCTTGGAATCCCATACCCATACTTAACATGATGGCACCTGATTTGGTCATATACGGAATGACTAATAATGATTGTGCCGTTCCCACCCCTATCGCAACTTTTACTGCTAACATACAAACTGTCATCACGACGCAGCAATCTCACGGTGATATCATTCTTACGTCGGAAGTACCGCAAAACAACAGTTTCTGGACGAGTGGTTCGTGTGCAGCCTATGTTTCTGCGCTCCGATCATTGGCAGCGTTGAATAACATTCCATTTCTTGACTTGTCGGCAAGATGGATAAGCTATGCAAATATTAATCCTGTAATGCCTTACGGTGATTTCAACCACCCTGGAAAATCTGGATACCAGGATTGGGCATTGGCTGTAGCAGAAATTCTGATTAACCCATAGGTCCATCTAATGACCGTCAACGCAGCATACGTCATAACGCAAGCGCTTCGGCTGTTCGGCATTATCGATGCGCAAGAACAACCTACTGCGTCGGATTTGGCGAACAATGTTCCCGTGCTCAACGATATTCTGCGCAATGAGCAGGCAGACGGTGCATGCCAGTATTTGATTCAGCGCGTTTTCGCGACACTGCCTCCCGGCGTATCAGGTAGCGTCTATTCCTTCTCGATCGGCATAGGTAGTAATACGTATCTGCTACAAAATGACGCAGTAGCGGTACGCGCCATCTACATGAACGACATAAGCGCGACCGTGAATCGCGAAACCCGGATGGTTCCGATCGCCGATGTGGTACGGACGACACAGGTCGGTATCATCACGAAATGGCATCAGGAACGGCAGACCGACGGTTCCGTGCTCGTTACGGCATGGCAGCCGCCACGGGCTTCTGTGCGGGCACTGGTTGAGTTTGGCGGGCGGGTGCCTGCACTGACCAATGCGGCCGGAACCGATCCCGTGACCCTTCCCCCGGAGGGCGTGCACGATGCGGCGCTGTTGCTTGGCCGACGCATCATGGGCTCTTACGGCCGCGTGCTCAGTCCCACTGATCCGATCATCGTAGATGCTGAAGCAGTGCATCGAAAATGGAAGGAATGGGCTCGCGGTCAAATGTGGCTCCGAATGGTAAGATCGTAATGTATCCTTGGGAAAAGCCGTTGCCAGAAGTCCGCGCCATCCTCAAAGAATGGTGCGACATGCAGCGTATGAAATACGGACCGGATTGGAAGCGAATACTTGCGCGCGAAATGGTAGAGAAGCAAGCTCCCGTAATTGATAAGCTTTTTGCTTTGGCAGGTCCGCATGTCCACAATTGACATCATGGGCTCGTTTGCGGATCCGAATGGCCTGGATCAAGGTGCTTCCAAGCTCGTGAACGTGCGCGTGGTGCCGCGGAGTCCGGCGGAAGGCAAGCCATCGAAGGTACGCTTGATAGGTGCTCCGGGCCTGGACGTAGTGTGCCGCCCATCGACGGCGCCGTGCATCGCCATCGGGCACGCTCTCGAAACGATATGGACGGGTCACGCAGACGGCTCAATATGGTCTGGCGTTGAAACAGGCTCTCCAGTGCTGGCCGGCTTTGTCGCCGTGAATCCGGTACAGCCTGTCATTCGATTCGCGGAAGATCGTACGGCGCTTGTGATCGCCAGCAACAAGAATACGAT